CAGAAGACCTTGACGAGGCCTTGCTTGGATCGGAATGCGATGGTGCGGAAGAGGCGGGTATCGGTCATGATCATCTCCGTAGAGGTTGTACTTGCGCGGGATTGCCCCGGCAGATAGAATTGTCCCACACCCGTTCCCCAAAGTCAACACTCAGGAACGCGTTCAGGTAATGCCAAAAAAAGCCCAATATTTTCAATCACCTGAGATCCTGGAGGCTCGAATCGACGAGTTCTTCGAGGACGAAGACAACGAGCAACCGACGATTGGCTCGTTGATTCTGTTCTGCGGCGTGGCGAAGACGGCGTGGTACTCCTACGCTGGGGCGGAGGGATTCGCCGAGGTCATAGAGAGGGCCCGGCTGCGGATCGAGACCGTGGTCGAGCGGCGCTTGCTGTACGGGTCCAATGTCACGGGACCGTTGTTCTGGCTCAAGAACCACGCTGGCTACTCCGACCGCCGCGAGCTGACTGGTGCCGGCGGAGAGCCGGTGACTGTGAAGCTGGACGACTCGGACGCCAAACTGCTGTGACTCAAAAGGAGAACAACGCTCCGGTGAGGGGATCGCCGACTCGGATTCAGTCGGCGGTTGACGGGGCGCAGGATGCGCTCTCCGAGAAGTGGCCGGGGTTTGTCCTGACCTATCACGCGAACCGGACGCTTCGGACTTTGTACTGCCAAGTGTCCGGGAAGGGGAAAACGCAGCATGTTGACCTGGGGTTCGAGGGGCTGACGGCTGGCACGCTGATCAACTGCGTCACGGCCACGGCTGAGGGAATGATGCACGAGGCCCTGCAGGAGGAGGACCGGGCCAACCCTATGAGCACGATCATGGAGATGAAAGAGCAGTATGGATAATGCACCTATGACCCAGTATCAGGGACGCCGCGCCAACCGCGCTCACAAGGCCATCCGGCGAGGCACGTCACAAGCCAGCAAGAGAAAAAAACGATATGGCAGAAGCAAGTAGGAGAGACGATGCGCCCGCCCTCGTGCGGGGCTTCATCGCCTACTATTCCTTGGCAAAGGGGCAGCCACCGCACCGCGTGGTGGTGAGCCCAGAACAGCTGAGACAGCTGCGCCGTGGGCGACATGTGGATAACCAGGACAGATTCGACACCGTCTTGGTGACAACAGCATGATGAATCTGCTGGAGAGAGCCGCGAGCGCCACACTCATTGCGCTGGTCGTCGGCACGGCCATCTCGTACCTGACGATACAGGTGCTGCGGACGCTGTGAACCTCCCTGTGGAGCAGATGAAGCTCTGCCAAACCTGCGAGGTCACCAAGCGACGATCTGAGTTTTTCTCGGACAGCACCACCTTCGACGGCCTGAAGCCGTTCTGCATCATTTGCGCCAGGGGGTTTGAGGAAGGATGCTATGAGCGTGACCCTGCCAAGCGCCGGGCCTGCAATCACCGGTTGGCTTTACAGGAACGCGTCCCTGAGATGGGTAGGGAAGCATAAATAAAAGCAATCGCAAGACATCAAGTCGATAGGCAAAACCTATCTACGATGGTTGAGATCATCATGGGCCTGGGAGAACATGTGGCAATAAACCGGCAGCAGGAGGCCCAGATTGAGACCCGTACCCGCAAAAATCGACACCGAGACCTACTTTGACGCGAACACCTTCTTTTCGGCTCGCCGCACGGACGGCACGGGCCCTGATGGGCGGGCTATCCGCTGTGTGGTCGAAACGACCCACGGTACTCAGGTGGAGTCGAATTGGACCCCGAAGCGTGTGATGGTTGCTGTCGAGGCGGCCCTGAACGAAAGGGAAGGTCTGTGAGGCTGGTCAAGGTCGGGACTGACCTGTGGCTGGACCCCAGCTCTGTGGCGAGAGTGACCAAAGTGGAGGGCCAGCCACTCCAGAAGTCGTCAGGCACTGCGGTGCGCTGCCGCATCGACACACATTCTGTGGCGGTCTACTCCGACTGGAGCTGCACACGCGTGGCGGACGTGATTAACAGGCGAACATGGCGGCGCAGGCTTTCCACCTAACGCAGGCCCAGGTCAAGGCCAACAACATGCTGGGCGGTGACGCCCTGCACTCCATGCTCTATGGCGGCTCCCGCTCTGGGAAGACGTTCGTGATCTGCAGGGCCATCGCTACTCGGGCCCTGGCAGCGCCTGGTAGCCGGCATGCGGTCTTTCGCTATCGGTTCAACGCGATCAAGACCTCTATCATCGCCGACACCTGGCCGAAGATGATGAAGCTGTGCTTCCCGGACGTTAGCTATCAACTGGACCGCACCGATTTTTTCGCGAAGATGCCGGGCGGCTCTGAGGTCTGGTTCTCCGGCCTGGACGACAAAGATCGCACTGAGAAAATCCTCGGACAGGAGTACGCCAGCATCTTCCTGAACGAGTGCTCACAGATCCCCTGGGCGTCCAGAAACTTGTCACTCACCCGTCTTGCCCAGCGAGTGGATACTCAGCTGGGTGGCCAGCTGCGTTTACGCGTCTACTACGACTGCAACCCGCCGTCCAAGAGCCACTGGACCTACCGGGTGTTCGTTGAGCGGCTGAACCCCGATACGAGGCAGCAGTACGCACGCCCCGAGGACTTCAACTGCTTTCAGATGAACCCCACGGACAACCAGGAGAACCTGGCCGACGACTACATAGAGAATGTGCTCCTGCAGCTGAGCACCAGAGAGCGCAAACGGTTCTATGAGGGTGCGTTCGGCGATATTGGCGAGGGCGTACTCTGGCCCGAGGAGCTGTTGGACCAGCAGCGAGCGCCGGAACAGCTGCCCGACATGCAGCGCATTGTTATCGGTGTGGACCCGTCCGGGGCGTCCGGTGCGGAAGACGAGCGCAGTGACGAGATTGGCATCGTGGTTGCCGGCCTGGGCATCGATGGCATGGCCTACATCCTGGAGGATTTGACCTTCAAGGCGGCACCGGAGCAGTGGGGCAAGGCTGTGTGTGAGGCCTTCGATAGGCACAATGCCGACATGGTGGTGGGTGAGACCAACTACGGCGGGGACATGGTCGGAATGGTCATACGGGCGACCCGTTCCGGCATGAACGGTCCCGACATCCCCTTCAAGAAGGTCACCGCCACCCGAGGCAAGGTGGTCAGGGCAGAGCCTATCGCGGCGCTTTACGAGTCCCAGAAGGTGTGGCACGCGGGGATGTTTCCCTTCCTGGAGGAGCAGATGTGTGCGATGACTATGTCTGGCTACGAGGGCGACAAGTCCCCGGACAGGCTGGACGCGATGGTTTGGGCGCTAACAGAGCTGTTTCCCGCCGTGGCTCGGAAGAAGACTACCGCAGCACAACCGAAGGTGGTACAGTCCCGACCACAAGTACGACGATCCGTTGGTGGCAGGAGGTAGTTCCCCCATGGCAGGTCTGTTCAAAGGCGTCAAGGTTCCCGAGCCTGAGCCGGTCAAGCCCATGCCCGACATGAAGATGATCGAGGCTGACAAGCGGCGCAACGCAAACAAGCGTCGAGCTTCTGGGCGCATTTCCACAATCCTTTCCGACAACAGCAGGGAGCCGTTAGGTGGGTAAGCTCGCACGCAAGATCCTCCCCGGCAAGCAGGGGAAGTCCAAGAAACAGAAGGCCCGTGAGGCTATGGAAGACAAAGGTTTCGAGGAGTACGGCGGCTCCCAGGTGACTGACGAGGGCCCCGAGGCCCGCCGACGTCGCAGGGCGGCCCTGAACAATACGCTCCTGGGCGAGGATGACTTCCGCCTTGGAGGTGTCTGATGGCTAAGCTATTGGGCATGGGAATCTTCCACAAGCGCAAGCGCCCTAACGATCCGGGTGCTGCCCGCAATGCCGTCCTGAAGGATGAGCCGGAACTCACCAGGGCGGCCAAGGATCGGCCCCGCCCCCGTGTGACCACCCTGTCCGAGGACGATAGACTCGGGGGCCTGTAATGGACGACGCCAAGACAGTCATTGGGCTGGGCAACAAGTTGTTCAGCGACAAGGCGACGTTGGACAGTCTGTGGCAGGAGGTGGCCGAGCAGTTCTACCCTGAGCGGGCGAACTTCACCTACACGCGTGACCTTGGGGACGAGTTCGCATCGCACCTCATGACAAGCGCCCCCGTCCTGGCCCGCAGAGACCTGGCCGACTCCCTGTCCTCTATGTTACGCCGTGGCCGGTGGTTCAAGCTGAGAGCCGCCCGAGAGGAGTGGGAAAACCACGAGGCACGCGAATGGCTCGACTATGCCGGCGACGTGCAGTTCAGAATCATGGAAGACCGGCGGGCAAAGTTTCAGCGTGCCGCCAAGCTGGCCGACAACGACTTCTCCACCTTTGGCCAGTGCGTGATGCAGATCACTATGAACGGCGATCTGGATGGGCTTCTGTACCAGACCTGGCACTTGAAGGACTGCGCTTGGCAGGAGAACGTGAGCGGGGATGTCGATACGATACACCGCAAGTGGAAGCCGCGCATTGACCAGCTGATCGAGAAGTTCGGCAAGAAACCCGGTGCCACGCTCCACCCCAAGATCCTTCAGGCTTGGGAGGGTGGCCACAAGCAAGGCAGGCACCGCGAGATTGAGTGCCGGCACGTTGTGATGCCCGACCCCGAGGGGCGGCGCAAGTACGTCTCCTTGCACATCGACGTGGAGAACGAGCACGTCATGGAGGCGATCCCCATGGACCGCTTCGAGTACATCGTTCCCCGGTGGGCGCACAGCGGGTCCCAGTACGCGCACAGCCCCGCCGTGATGGTTGCGTTGCCTGATGCTCGCCTAATCCAGGCGATCACCCTGACGCTGCTAGAGGCCGGCGAGCGGTATGTCAACCCGCCCATGGTGGCCACGGACAACGTGGTGAGATCCGACGTGCAGCTGTTTGCCGGCGGGATTACCTGGGTGGACCAGGACTACGACGAGCGCCTTGGCCAGGCGCTGAGGCCTATCACTCAGGACAAGGGTGCCTTCCCGGTTGCGTTCAACATACGAGACGACATCAACCTCGCGATGAAGGAAGCGTTTTATTTGAACAAGATCTCGCTGCCCCCGATGCAGGGTCACCAGATGACGGCCACCGAGACTCGTGAACGCGTTCAGG